AATTGATGTATTCTGTATTGTTTTTTTTTACCATTATTATATATATTTAAAGTCAAATAACCTCTATGATGTAAATTTGGTTTTAATTTTTTTAATTCACAATTTTTATTTGTTTTTGGGTGTTAAGTATTACTCCAAACATCACCATTGTCAGTTACATAATAATCGGGGAAATCAGGTATTTGTGTCATAATACAAATATACATAAAAAAGTTTATTACAAAAAATATCACATAATTAAGTACTCATATTTATAAATGTTGAAAGACATAAATTAAAAAATTATTATATGAAAAATAGTTTGATAGAAAAAGTTAAAGGTTTTTTCAAAACTGAATTTGAATCTTTGAAATTTGCTACCGCAACTTTATTGGATGGGACAATCGTTTCGAACAACGAAGAGACGGCCGAATTTGAGGTAAATCAATATTTATACGTTCAGAAAGAATCCACACTATCTCCTGCTCCTGCTGGCAAACACGAAACCACCGAAGGTTTTGTTCTTGAAGTAGATGAGGCCGGTCAAATTGTGGCAATTTATGAAAAGGAAGATGAGAGAGAAGGTGAGTCTGAAGCAGATAGAGTTGCTGAAGATGTGAATAGAGATAATGAGGAAGAAATGAGAAAACTTATTAAGACTTATGTGGCTACATTAGCCGAGATTAATAAGCGTATGGAAAAACTTTCCAGCGAATTTAAGGCATTTAAACTTAGTGCAGAAAAAGAACCTGTGCATAAAACACAAAAATCAATCAAAGAAGTCGCTAACAGAGGTGATTTCAAATTAAAAATGATTCGTGATTTTGAAAAACTAAACAGTATTTAAAAATTAAAAAAATGAATAAACAGAAATTAAATTTCGCTTATGATTTAACAAATCTCCCAACCTACAATAGTTATGGTTCGGATATGTTAATTAAAGCAGTTTTGGGATTGACTCTTCCAAAATATGCTACGGTAAGACCTAATTTGAAAGGTACTACCGAAAAAGTTGGTTTCGTAACAAACGACGTTTATTTGCAAGATTTGTCGTGTGGATTTAACCAATCTGGTACAACCACCCAAAACCTTGTTACCGTTGATTTGTGTAACAAAAAAGTAAACCAAACTTTGTGTCCTTATTCTTTATATGACACATATCTTTCTCAATCTCTCAGTGATGCGAACTTCCAAGAGAATGTTCCATTCGAAGAAGTAATTTTGGAAGATATCTCTAACAGAATCGCTAACAAAGTTGAAAAAGCATTGTGGAGAAATACCACCGCAACTGGTGCTACTGAATATAACTCTCAGTGTTTCAATGGTGTTGAATACTTGATTACCTCTGGTAACGGTGCAACACAAATTGCATACTCAGGTGCTACTTCAAGCAACGGTTTGGATGTATTTACCAAAATCTATGAAAGCATTCCTTCCAACGTATTACATCGTGATGACCTTGTAATTTACACTTCCTATTCGAATTATCGTGGACTTGTTTCAAGCATGAGAAATTCTTCTTATGTGAACCTATTCACTCTTGATAGTGCAGGTGTCGCAACCGGTGAAGAATGGTCGTTGATGTTACCTGGTACTAACGTAAGAGTAATCCCAACCGTAGGTCTTGATGGTGTGTCCGCATACTACGCCGGTCCTGCTGGTTACTACTTGTTCGGTATGAATTCCGAGATAATGACTGTTAAAGCTGTCTACGACCCGTTTGAAGATATAGTTAAAATCATGGCCAATGTAACTTATGGTCTTGGTGTATTCGACGTAGCTTCTTTCGCAATCTGCAAATAATGCATAAACCTTAAAATTAAAAATTATAAAAAACTATGAGTTGTTATATTTCGAGTGGTCATACATTAGATTGTCGTAATGCAAGTACTGGTGGTGTTAAAACCCTTTGGGTTTTAGGCGGAGCTGGTAATGCAATTACAGGTGTAACATCAACTCAAACAGGTGGCATCACTGCGATTGCGGGTACAGGAACATTTTACAAGTACGAACTTGTAAAACAGTCTTCTTCGTTTACTGAAGAACTTCAGGTGAACGAGACAGCCCAATCAGTAGTATTTGTCCCAAGTTTAGTTGTAACATTACCTAAATTAGACCAAATTTTACGTACAAAATGGTTTGACCTTATCAAACCCAATGATTTAATAATCATAATTGAAGACAATAACGGTCGTTATTGGTTGGTTGGCCAAGAAAATGGTCTTACCGTAAGTGCAGGTTCCATGTTAATGGGTCAAGCTTACAACGATGCCAACGGTGTGACCTTTACTATCTCAGGTGGTGAACCTAATCCAAGCATGGAAATTGATGTGACCACTACCCTCCAAGCGGTCATGACAGGTATCACTGTTCAATAATTGGAATTAAATCTGATTAAAAACCCTCGAAGAAATTCGGGGGTTTTTTATTTGTATTATTGATAATAATGAAAATGTTTTGTATATTTATGTTATTGAATGTTGGTCATATCAAAACCCTGCTAATTCTTAATGAATAGCAGGGTTTTTTGTTATAAATCTGATTTTCTTCTTCAAATTAGGTATTTATTATAGATGTTTTCAATTAATAATACATTATATGCGTATTATATAATCAAGCAAGTTTGTTTTGATATTGATTTTAATGAGTGTCAAATTCTCATTGAATTCGGTGACGATGAAATACAACGTAAATGTTCAATAGTTATAAACTATCCCGCAAAAAATGATAACAATATAACAAATGATAATTTAATAAAATTTGTTGAACAAGAATTAAATAAGTATAAAATATGATATATCTTTCTGGTGACACAACAGGTCAAACCATGTATTTAACTTGTTCACGAAATAAGTTATTATCGGGTACAGTTTATTATCTTTTTAATTTTAAACATAAGGTAACCAACCAAATATGGAGAGCAATACCTTATCGTATTCCACCCAGTGTTAGTTATCTTCCCGCAGAAGACCATTTTAACATTGATGTTAATCCAAATGCCGCAGAAATATATACAGGTACATCAATAACCAATGTTAATCTTCATTTAATTCCTGGCGAATATTATTTATTGGTTTATGAGCAAACATCATCAACGAATTTAAATCCAATCAATTCTTATAATGTTGTAAACGAAAGTATATTACGTGTGACAGAAAATATAACATTTGAAACTTACGATTCAAATACAGGAAATACATCAAATAATTTATCAGAAATACAATTTAAAGTATATGAAAATACATAGATTAGACTTTTCAAAATATGACACAACTGAAACTTTCATTGAGGTCACAGAAAATAAAAATGAACCATATATTCGATGGGGTGCAAACAATATGTACCCTTATGAATTATTGAGATTAACAGACGTTTCTCCAATTCATAACGCATGTCTTCGTTCCAAAATTGATGCAATTGTCGGAATGGGATTTGAGCAAAACTATATGATGAATGAATCAGATTCATTGAATTTTCTATTTAGAAAAATGGTCTTTGAATATTTGGTCACAGGTAATTTATTTCTTGAAGCAGTATGGAGACGTGATAGAAACGAAGGTTTGGCGGGTGTTCATATTTTACCAGCAAAATACATGAGGGTTGGAAAAGATGATAATTATTTTTATTGCAGAGAATGGTGGAAACCAACCAAAAAAAATGTGATTGAATTTGCAAGTTTTAATTCTGAAGATAGAGAGAACCGCCAAGTAATCCATATCAAACAAGAACATGCGGCATTTGATTTTTATGGTTGTCCTGATTGGATTAGTGTTATCAATGACGTTAAATTAAATGAACAGATATCTGTTTTCAATCTACATAACATTAAGAATGGTCTAAGTCCATCATTGTGGGTTCACTTTAATCAGCAACAACCTGAAAGTGAGAATGAACAATTCCAAGTGTTGCGAAAGATTGAAGAAAGATATCAGGGTGCAGAAATCATTTGAAGAAGTGATGATTGGATTTCTTGGTGAAGATGCTTGGCGTCCAACACACATTACACGCGCGGCGCTCAATGAGCTTTCAAATAAATCACATAAGAATGTTCAAAGAGCTCACGGTATTCTTGAAGATCGTATGGACAGATATAAACGTACAATGCTCATTTTGAGTGGTGACGAAAAACCTTTTGATGAGTGGTA